CTCGTTTGCACCGTCAAGCAAAACCATTTGACCGTGTTCGTTCAAACACCTGTCGTCTTCTCGTATCGCCTGTGAACCTCGCATTAGTATCCCCTTTCACTGAGATACTTTTATCATAGCCGACCTATACAACAAATGTCTAGTCATCGGCGGCGGGGCTTATTGGCCGTTAAGAATTTCTCCGATGCTTTTTAAATCGCTGCCTAAAGATTTTACTTTGTCGTTATATTCGATTGCGACTACTGGTAATGGCTCGGCTTTAGTTTCAACTATGTTGACTCTGGAGATTAGGTTTTGGACCTGTTTTTGAAGAACTTTAATTTCTTCGGCCATTTCATCAATTGTTTGAATGAAGTCTTTTTCCATTGGGGATATATCCATACATAAAGAGTATAGCGACTACTATCTAGATTGTGAAAATGTACCTATCAAATGATTATCTGGTTTTCGATTTCCCTTATGATGCGGCCAAAGTGGCGGCAATAAAAGTTATCAATGGGGCAAAGTGGGACAAACTCGAGAAGCTCTGGAAGGTGCCACTGACATCAATTGCTGAGGCTCGTGAGTTTGCTATTGACAATGGCTTCGAAATTACTAATGAATTAATGCGCTTTACAGTTACCCGTCAAACACCCGTGCGCAATGTTTACCTAAGCGACAATTGGATTTTTATGAAGTTCCCATACGAAAGAGTAATGATAAATGCGGTAAAGAAATTGCCGCAAGTAACTTGGGACACTAAGGAAAAAGCATGGAAAGTACCCGTGGCATCTGCCGGCAGCGCCATCGAATGGGCCGAACAGTTCGCCCTACCGGTCGACTTAGCAATTAAGGAAGCAGCCAAGTTGGCGGAAGATTCCCTTAATCGTTTGATATCCGCATCTCGTTCAGTGGACGCAGATATCGAAGTTGAAGGACTCCAAGGTAATTTGTTGCCATATCAGAGAGCCGGAGTTCAATACGCAGTAAAAGCAAAGCGAACTTTTATCGCAGATGAAATGGGACTTGGTAAGACCATACAAGCAATAGCGGCGCTTGAGTATTCTTCTACAAGCAGCGAGGTATATCCGGCAGTAGTCGTTTGTCCTCCCACACTCATTCTTAACTGGAAGTCAGAATGGAATAGATGGCTACCTCATAGAAGAGTGTCCGTAGTAACTAACCGAAGAGAGCTGCCGGAAAGAGAAACATATGATGTCCTCGTTATTGGCTACTCGAATATTTCTCATTGGGAAAAACAGTTGCTGGCGCATAATTCTTACGTTTTTGACGAATCGCACTATTGTAAGTCGCCATCAGCGCAGCGAACTAAGTCGGCTGTCAAGATGGCCAAGAGCGCACCTAAACATGGAATTGTTTTGTGTCTCACCGGAACACCCGTAACCAATAGGCCGGCGGAATACGCAAGCCAACTAGACATAATCGGAAAACTTAAAGAGTTTGGAGGCTTGTGGGGATTTTACAGAAGATATTGTTCAGCATTCCAAGACAGGTTTGGTCAGTGGAACATCAGCGGTCATTCACATCTTGATGAATTAAATGACCGGCTGCGAGGAACTTGCTACATCCGGAGAACAAAAGACCAAGTGCTGTCAGAGTTGCCACCCGTAGTCCATAGTCGAGTCATTGTTGAAGGCACAGCAAACGGGATGACTGAATATAAAAAAGCAGAAGAAGACATTATCCAATACATAACCGACAGAGCTAAAGCGATTGCTATCGAACTAGGCGAGAACCCGTATTCAAAAGCGGTAGCAGCCAAACTGCGAGCCGAAAGTAATGAACACTTAGTCAAACTATCCGTTCTACGCAGACTGTCGGCTAAAGCAAAAATGCCGGCAGTCCACGAGTGGGTTGAGGCGCATATTGCAGAAGGCAAGAAGGTAGTTATTGCTGCTCACCACAGAGACATTGTTGATGAACTCGCCAAGAAGTATGGAAACTTGCGCATACAGGGCGGCATGTCAGTGGATGAGGTAGAGATACAAAAGAAAAAGTTCATGACACTACCCGTAGAGGAAGCGCCGGTAATGGTTTTATCTATTCAGGCTGCCAAGACCGGCCACACGCTGACCGTCTCTCAGGATTGTTTGTTTGTTGAGTTGCCGTGGACCCCGGCAGATGTAGACCAGACTTACAGTCGCCTACACAGAATTGGTCAACAAGGCTCAGTCACGGCCACATACATGCTTGCTGCCGACACAATAGATGAGAAAATCTACAGACTTATCGAGAGAAAGAGAACCGTAGTTAACGCTTCGGTAGAAGGCGATGTCGGGGCTTCGGACATATCTTCGTCGCAGTTAATATTAGATTTCTTGGTCGCTAAATAGCAACCAAGAAGTCAACGAGTTGAGCGTCTGTCAGTCCGAGTGTTTCGCCGTCTTCGTTGGCGCCACCTGTCAGCACGATGTCACCGACAATGTAGTCAGTGCCAGCGCCAAAAACTTTATCCCACAATTCTTGAGCACGACGATTGTGGGGCAGGTTCATCATTTTGCCTTCCTCGTTGCACCATAGCGTGAGTTCGTCGCTGAGGTCTATGGCTTGAATGTAGCCACCGACTGCGTGCTGTAATTGTTCTAGTGAATCGCTTTTAAGTTCAAAAACGATTGTTTCGTTCTCTGTTGTGATTCTGATTGCCTTGTTCATTTGTTTGCCCCTTTCAGTTGGCTAGATAAATTATATCCGACCTATACAACAGATGTCCAGTGACCAATAGCCGAGCGGGGCTATTGGTGAATCAAATTAACTGACCTTTACTTACCGTAAATATGTCTGTGCCTAATCGGATATTGGCTAAACCTTCTGGCGTGTATTCCAGAAAAGTTGCCTCAACGAATCCAGTTGTATATCGCTTGCTATCGCCCTTAACGAAAATACCGAACGACACTGGGATAGAAACCGTGTCGCCTTTTGTCCAAACCTTTTCGGGAATTGCCATTATTTTTTCAACCCGATTAGATATTCAATCGCTTCGGCTTGGTCATCACTGACATCATCAGTTATTGACTTACTAAAGTAATCAGCAATTTGAGCCTCGCACCACTTTTTGTATTCGTCTGAGTTAAGTTCTGGCTTGTTCATTATTATTCTCCTTTCTTTAAATGTAATCCGATTAAAACTATCGCAATTCCGACCAACGCTTGTCCGACCCCAACCCATTGGAGAATTGACGCTAATTCGTTACCCGTAAGAGAGGCGTAGGCGTTCTCTTTCTGCCAAAACCACGCACCGATTAGTGCGCTGAGTACGCCGAGCGTAATGATGTACTTATGCATCACTGCCACTGCCTGCTTCGCCTTCTACTACGCACATAAATAATTCTTCGTACAATACGGCTCTATCTAGCGAGTTGTACCAATGCGTGTAATTTGCTGGGCAATTTTCGCTTGCATACTGTTCCCATGAAATTGGAAACTCTCTACCCTCAAAACTCTCAACATAGAGAACTCTCCCTGCATGTGGCTGTGAACAATCCACTTTGGAAAAATCCGTAATAAGCAAATCAGTAGAAAGGAATGTGTCAGAGTAGCAGTCTCCTTGCTTCATACTTTCGTAAGAAGTTTTCCCGTCTGTTGCGTCAATCACTGTTCCAATAATCGCAAGAACAGCCACAATGATTACCAACTTTACAAATCTGTTTCTGTTTCTGTACCAATCCAAAATTGTTTTCATCAGAGAACCGTAACCCAAGACATTGCTACTCGTAGCAAATTGTCGTAGTCGCCAGATGTGGATTGCTTCGTGTATTCAGCAACTTCGTCTGCCGAAACTTTTGCTCGCTTGAGTGCTTTTCTTACTGAAGCCATAATCGCAAATGCGTTTCCGTCATTGCCTGTTAGTTGGACTTCTATTTCTGGATACTTAACCATTTGTTATCCCCTTTCTAGAGATACTTAAACTATATCCGACCTATACAACAAATGTCTAGCCCTCAAACGGCATAACTATAATTGGTGTTCTTTCGCCTACCCAAGCCCCGGTGCAGTTGTATTCAATGTATTCAGTCGCTTCGTCATAGGTCATTCCGTCTCGTTTGACGCAGACATCAACCATTTTCTCCCAAGAGTAAACAGCAAGCATGGGTTCATTGATGCGTTGAGAGTAGCCAATGAAGGCTTCATCAAACCCGTCCATGAGCAAAACATCTTCGTCTCGCTCTATAAAAAAATCGTTGATTCGTTTTCTTATTTTAGTAATTGTCATGTTTGTTCCC